ATGTCAGCAAACCGAGTAAAGCTTACAAAGTCATTTATTGATCAACTCGAACTAAAACCTGCTATTTTTCGTGATAGTGAGTTAATTGGTTTTGCTGTACGGGTTAATACCTCATATAAAACATATATCGTTGAGAAAAAGGTTAATGGCAGGTCTACTCGGTCTACTTTGGGTATACACGGTCAAATAACCCTCACTCAAGCAAGAGTATTGGCTCAAGAAGCCCTTCTTGAAATGACGAAAGGTGTAAATCTTAATGAAAAGAAAAAGGATCGTATTACGGACGCTGAGAAGCTATATCAGGTAAAGCAGCAGCAACCTACTCTCTTTGAAGCCTACAGTGTTTATATTGATGAGCGAGAGCTAAAACCACGTACACTTGATGACTATAGCGACGTTATTAATGGCTACTTATCTGATTGGAAAGATATCAAGTTAAAAGATATCAACCGCAAAATGATTCAGGATAAACATAAAGAATTATCCGAACGCAGTAAGGCCCAAGCAAATATGGTGATGCGAGTTTTTCGCGCGATTTATAATTTCTCAATAGAACATTATTTAGATGATGATGAGAATCCAATTCTTCCACCTATCAATCCTGTGCGTACGCTAACTGCAAAAAAAGCTTGGAATAAAATTAAAAGAAGAAAAACATACATTAATGAAGATAAATTACCTGACTGGATTGACGCTGTATTAAATTTTCAAGATCGTGGTCAAAAACTTGAGACTAACAAAGATTTCCTGCTCACCTTGATTTTGACTGGCTTTAGACGAGAAGAATGTGAATCACTCGCTTGGTCTGCAATTGATCTGAAATACGGCTTTATCACTTCAATAGATCCTAAAAACAATGAGCCGCATACATTACCTATGGGCGATTATTTATGGGCAATGATGAAAAAAAGAAGAGCAGCTGTAAATACTGAATGGGTCTTCCCTTCTGCAAAATCAATTTCTGGCCATATTACAAATATTTCTAAGGTGCGGAATAAAATCAACGAAAGCTGCGGTATACCTTTCACTTTCCATGATCTTCGTAGAACGTTCGGCTCAATTGCTGAAGGTTTAGATTATGGGAAATATACGATCAAAAAACTACTGAATCATAAAGAAGAAGATGATCGAGACGTAACAGCTGGATATGTACAAGTAAGCGATAAAAAGCTACGGGCTGCTATGAATGAGATAGAAGAAATTGTTTTAGGTGAACATAGACAAAACCATTCCGATAAATGATGGAATGACAGTTTGGTTTGAAAGGAAAATTGTTAAATCTAAAAAGTAAAAAACCGCTTAAGAAAGCGGCTTTTGCGGACGCGAGTTCAACTTCCGCGATCTCAAAGACTAAGAATGATTATTTAATAAATGATAACGATCCATAGCGGCTAAATGCCAAGGGTATGTTTCAATCCTTTTTCTTAATTCCGCCTGTTTTTCTTTTTCAATAAATGTCCATGCGACAAATCCGCCATCATTGAAATGATCATGGATTGCAGAACTCATGTGGGGATTAATTCCTCTAACTGCTGTACCAAACTGCCTCCACCACCCACTTAGCCATACCAGATGCATTGCCATCGCTCTGACGTTCATAGTATTGGGTTGGTTATCTCCACTAAACAAAGCAATCAAATGATGGACATACTCTACCGCTACAGGAATCTGATCAAGTGAGATCTCATCTATACCCTTTACATTAAAACGTTGGTGTACAAGTTTGTAGGCATCGGAAAAGTTGAGATGTTGTGACTTTGCTACAAGCATATTCACAGCATCGTTTAAAACCACACGTTCAGTTTTATGGTTCTTGGTTTTAGGTTGTACTTCCCTATCCAAAATGTCTAGAACCCATTTGCGGAATTCTTTTGCGACAGGTGTACGAGCAAACATAGCAATCAAATGACATCCACGTAATGAAAAAATCCGCATACCCAAATTGGGTAGCTGTGGGTTTTCTACTACTCGTGTCATTTTTAGTGTGAATTCATCTGACTTGCGATTAAAAATCTTACTAATCGCATTTTCCTGTTTATAACCTAAAGTACGAGCCAATTCTGTAGATGTAATCCAAACTTGCTCATCATTTTGTTGTATAGGATGCAATGTGACTGTATTGAATGTTAGACTGTTCATATCAGTTTTCTCGCTGAAAATTGGTAACTCGCCCCGTGATCCGGCAAGATTGTTCGGGGCGTTTTTGCACCCCAGTGGGGTGTATTTAAAATTTATTCTTAATGACCTCTATTGTCAACCCCAGTGGGGTGTATTATTATTAAAACATTTCCGAAAACTGATTATCGATATGAGCAAGCATCTAGGGGTCGAATATAAAGTTCGAATGCCACAAGAACTAAAAGATAAAATTGCAGAGTCAGCTAAAGAGCTAAATCGCTCTATGAATGCGGATATTGTTGCGAGGTTGGAAAAGAGTTTTGAACTTAATCATTTGCATATCGGAATTGGATTAACTAAATATCTCAATCAATCTGATAATAGTGTAGGTGTAAATTTTTCTGACTCTTCTTTAGAAAGTATTTCAACTGAAGATTTAATAAAAGAACTAGCTAAAAGGCTTGATGGATTTAGTGTGGTGGCAAAATAGACATGTCTAATATATTAATACAACTTCTTAAATCTTTAAAAATAGCTTTTGAAAACCCTAAACGTATTTTAGTTTATAGAATCGTAGTCTTAATATTGGCAGCACTTTTAACATTAAATATGATGTTTTACTTTCTTCAAGAAAAACTCAGTTTTCTAGATTATCTAAAACAAAATTTAGCATTTTACATTTTTCTACCATTACTGATGCTATTATTTTTTGAGATTAAATTACAAACAGCTGTCTCAAACAAAAATTTAAGTGATATTGATGCTGAAAGTGAAAATAGAGTTATCAACATTGTTAACAACAATGGAGATATTACTATAGGTGGGAAAAGTGAAAATATTTTAACCACTAAAAAATCAATTGTTGGGTTTTCTGAATATTTTATAAGTGTCATCAACTACCTTGAAATTAAAGCTATAGATTCTGATAAAAAGGCTTCTTTACTTTTGGATAATGGCAAAAGATTCTCTGTTGTCGGCATTGTTTTTTTTATTTTGGCAACAATTATTTGGCAACTTTATATAACTGCAATTGGTGAATTTAAGACACAACATATATATGGAATTATCTCAACATCTTTAGTCTTCATTTTTATTGAATTCATAAGTGCATGGTATCTACGTCAATATAAGAGCTTTTCAGATACCTCTACTTACCTCACCAAAATCAAGTCTATTTTTGATAAGTACATGCTCATCTATCTTGTCTCTGTTGAGAAAGGTGATAAAGATTTTTCAATTCTATTAGAACAATTAAGTTCTGAAATAAAATGGCCTGAAACTTATCTTCTGAAAAATGCAGATGTGAGTTTTGCAAAAGATGCATTGGAAACTATGACAATAATGGCTCAGACCTTTAAGAATGAAGTTAAAAATAAAGAAGCACCATGAGGTGCTTCTTTATTTTTAACTTATGCTGCGGCATCAACTTCACTATCATTTATTTCCGTAGCATTCTTCATTATCTTAAAAGCAACTGTATAAAAATCATGTAGAAAGATGCCACAACTTGCATATTTTTCCGTATATCTTAGACATAAATATCCAACAACTAAAAATAACGAAGGAATTGCAATTAGTAAGAAAATCACTAGTGGCATACCTTTTCCGTAAAACTCCGTTATGATTTGAATATATTTATTCATAATTACAAATGGAATTAATCCTATAGATACACAAGCACAGTAACCAATAAAATTAAATATAAAATAAATCCAATGAGATTTTCGCTTAATTCCTGTTACTGTCCCATCATCATCTCTGTCAAGCTTCAACATTCCACTAATCTTTATATACTCCTTTACCCAGTAATCAGCATTTTCATATTTAGAAAAAAATTTAGCTTCGTGGTAAGTGATTACATCGTTATTGAAAAGAGATTTAGCTAATCTATCCTTATATAAGGCTGAACGATCTTCGAGACCTTTCTCTTCGAAATCATTCGCTAATTTCAAGGCTTCAGTTTTACTTTCTTGAGTGTGCTTTAAATGAGCCAATCTATTGTTTAAAAATGACAATATGATTGGTACTACAAGAACTGCTAATACCCCACCAATTTTTAATAAAGTTTCCATGTCTTTAAATACTATTTTATATAATTAAGTTTGAGAGTTATCCATTTATGACTAATTTAAAGATTTGTCAACCAGTCTTAAGGACTATATTTAAACTTTGTCAACTAATTAAGAAAACTAAAACCTAAAGAATTTCAGACTCAATAGTTGCTAAGTTTTATAGCAAGGCATCGTTCTGTCCAAACTTACAACTCCAAACATTGAAGAACATCTGATTATTCACATTTTCTATACCAGTTGGATGATATTTATAAGTTGTTAAACAGCACAATCAATTGACTTAAGGGTATATTGGAAACCGTAAAATTAGCGGAAATTTCCCATAAAGTTTTGAAAGCAGGAATCATCATGATTACATTACATCACTTAGACCAATCACGCTCTTTCCGCATTTTGTGGTTACTTGAAGAAATCAAACAACCGTATGAATTGCAACGCTATTACCGTGACAAAGTTACTCATTTGGCACCTGAATCACTAAAAAATATTCATCCTCTAGGAAAATCTCCTGTGATTGAATGGCAAGGTAAAGTCATTGCGGAATCAGGAGCTATAGTAGAGTTACTGATTCAAAGACTTGCGCCACATCTAGCACCAGATACAAATGACGCTACTTATGCAGATTATCTACAATGGATTCACTTCGCAGAAAGCTCTGCGATGGTGCCATTTTTATTAAAAACGTTTAATCAAATAGAAACCAAACACGGCACAAAGTTAGTATTTCTAGAAAACTATACTCAAATCGAGTTTGATAAAGTTTTTGGTTATTTAAATGATTATTTAAAAGATAAATTATTTTTGGTGGATGATCGTTTAACTGGCGCTGACTTTATGATGGGATTTGCTCTTCATGGATTAATTCACCATATGAAACAAGGTGAAAAATATCCCCATATCAAAAGCTATGTCGAACATTTGAGCTCACTACCAAGTTGGAAAGCTGCCGTAAAAATTGAACAAGATGGTGTAGTGATCTAAAAAAGTTAAGAATAGTTAAGGTTCTTTTCTAAAAAATAACCTCTGAACCAAGCCCTCTTGTGAGGGCTTTTACAAGAATTTAATAGCCAAAGGATAAAAAAATGTCAGCATTTTTGATAATTATTGGGTTTATCTTGGCTTTCTTCGGAATGATCTTTGGTCCACACATATTTCATAAACATATCAGAAACACCCAAGAAGCTAAAGCGATGGGCTTTTTATGTATGCTTCCTGGAATGTTTGCTGTGATGCTTGGCTTTTATTTGAAATGAGAATCTGTAGTATCTATATATCGTTGAATTAAACCCTTCAAAAAGGGCTTTTTTTATTTCTTTAAAAATAATGCCCTCTCTGCTTCACGGCGGCGAACCAAGCCCTTTAACACTTTACCGCCGCCTCTGTTCCACTTTGGAAACTCATCTGCTGCAGCTTTATAATCTAAAGCATTCAGATACTTCACTAAGGTCGACGTTTTAAAAGCATTCGTACCGATGTTATAAGCCAAAGAAACCAATGCATCGAATTGATTTTGTGATAGTGGAACACTCACAGCATCATTTACAGCAGTTTGAAAGCGCCTCAAATCATGTTGAAAAAAGGACTTTGCTTGTTCTAAGGTACAACTATCCCCTTTCTTTACAGCAACACCATTTGGATAAATCGTTGTCCCGTAACCGATGGTCCAGACTCCTACACTATCGTCATAAGCTTTCAATCTTAAATCTTCAAAACTGGTGATGAGTTGGATCCCTTCAGAACTTATGGTCATTTCAGAATCAATTGCGATTCCGAGCATATCGGCAACCTCATAGGCTGTAGCTACATTGATTAATTTATCAGTGGCATCAACTTGTTTTTGGGTCAGCTTTCCACCACTGATTTTACGTAAATATTCGATGATTGCTTTCATGATTCCTCACCTACTTTTTTACTAATCATTCGATCTACCCAAAGTGTGCCTTTGAAGCCCACAATACCACCCACAAAGATTGAAAGCTGCATAGGTAACGCTAAATACTCTAATGCACTCACAATCGTTAACGTTAGACATCCGCACAACACAGCTTCTAACCAGTCGATCTTTCCACGTTTCTTGAGTGATCTTACGATCGCGACAATCACTGACAGAATTACGGCGACCACTGTTAGGTTATGCGCATCTAACCAATCAATCGCATATTTAAAATAATCTTGCATTCACTTTTCTCCAAGTAATAAAAAACCGCCTGTGAAGGCGGTCAATTTGTTAAATAAAAAAACCTCCCGAAGGAGGTTTGACTTAGATAACATTTCCACAGATATCTTTAGTACCTGTCGGATATGTATATTGCATTTTAGATTTATCAGTAATCAACTGTAAACCAGCTGTTTTTCCTGTTAATGCTGAATTAGTAAAATGATCCTGATTAATTACACCAAGATAACTTATATTTTCTAGCTTGTTTTCCATCAAAACATTTAAATAACCATAATTTATTCCATTAAGGATATAACCTAATTGCTTTGTATTTTGATTCACATAAATACCCAAACGAATTTTTCCACTTGTTGGTATTTGTACTGGATGAAATCTTCTATCAGCAGTTGAAAAAGTGATTTTTCCATTACCATCTGATTTGGTTGTAACAGCCAAAATTCCCAAATAATCACCGTCAGGATACGATGGATAATTATTCATTTTTGTAAATGCTAAATTCATTGATAATTCATTTTTAATTTGTGATGATCCACTCAGAACAAAACCATATTCATAGGTTTGAGAATTAGTTCCTAAATTAACTTGTAAGTCACTTACATCGAATATGAACTCTTGCGCAAATATATCTGAGGATGCAATAGCCTTATCAACAATTGGTACATTATCAGGAAAAGAGGGTTTGTACTGAGTTGTAAATTGGACATAGGATTTTGAAGCAAGATACTTATCTAATTTTTGATTTGAGTAATAACTGATTGTGTCGTATCCAGACTGATTCACAGTATCTACATTAGTCATTTTTAATGTTTTTCGATAATTTGAAGAATAGGCTGCATTCGAAGCCTCTAAAGCAGCAATGTCTTGAACTGAAGCATTAAAGTTATAAGTGCATTCAGCAAATACATTACTTGTAGCAGCAATTGTTATCAAAGATCCTAGAACTAATTTTTTCATTTTTATACCCTTTGTTATAATAGAACGGTCAGTATACTAAAAGTAGTACAGTTGTAAAAAAATTAAGATGAATGGAAATACACTTTCATTGGTACGGAAATAAATCAATTTTTTAAGTCTTCGCAGCTTATCGTAAAAACTAAAAACCCCTCAAAAATTAACTTGAGGGGTTTTCTTATAATCAGAGTTTAATCAATATGATTACTTTTGATTTTTAAGTTTCTTTTTCAATTTAGCTAATTTGCCTTCATGTTTAGCTATTTTCTTTAGGCGCGCTTTAATTTGTTTCTTAAGGGATTTAACTTGTTTAGCCACGATGTTACTCCTTGGTTAGTTTCTCCGTTGACTGATGTTTTTTTATAAAACTACGGATATATTTTCTTAATTCTCTAGCTGCACTCGTGTCTAAGCTATCACATAGATGAATAAACTCGTCACGCTCAGCCGTATTGATGCGAATTAAGAGTTGGCCATCTTTTTTATTCACCTTAGTTTTTTTGGGTAACTCAGTCATATCGTTTTAATTCCCAAAAGGTAATAAGCAAAATGTATATACAATGTATATGCCTAAATAATTAATGTCAACCTTAGCCACTCGATAAAACCTTTAAGCTACAATAAGCCATCAAGAACCACATACCATAAACTTGAATTACAGTTGTGACCCCAACACCGCTACTTACTGGCTCTGCCATTTTTATTTCTCTAGATGTAAAACCTCCTTTCGGCGGTCATTGATTCAGACATAATCTTTATCATTTAAATAATATTGATCAGTGTAGTTGATCGCAGTAAGTGAAGACTCCCCACCGCCACCAGACTTTTCAGTAATCAAAAATAGATCTCTCTTGCTATGCGTGTCAGTCGTGACAAGATAAGTTGAACAACTAATATTCCCCTCATACTCAACAACAAGCTGCGAAGTTGGTGCACGGGCCAATAAAACCTCTCGCTCATGATCACCTTGCGATAACTGAATCACGTCAACTTGTCTATTAGGTAATTGCAGGTGAATAACATAGGTTTCGTTTTCATCAAGTACACATGGCTGTGACAACGTTAAGTACAAACCATCTTGTTCAATGACTGAACCAGAACTTACCAACATCGGACGCGTATCATCAGCAACCAGAATTAGGTCATTTCGAGTGACTAGATCAGCTTCATGATATGCAGAAAACTCAACAGATCTTTTTTTGTGCTTCAATTTATTAAGTGCACGATATGCTAAAAGCTTTGCTTGCGCTTCATTCGTAATTCCGCTGATTTCCAAAGATTTTGCATTTATCACATTATCATTTGGTAGTTTAATTTCAGTCTCTGACCATGAATCAGCTGGGTTATGCCATTTGATTTTCACACCATCAAAGTCTTTATTTACACCAAAGCTGACAGATCGCTTCTCACTTTCTGGCTTCTTATTTCTATGATTAAAAAGCAGTGTCGGTATATCTCGAGGCTGCTCAAACACAAAAAAGACTTGATTTGATTCTCGGCGGGCATCGCAGAACACAGCATTCGCAACTGTTGCAAGTGCCTCCTCGTATGATATTTTCGCATCATCAAATGTATAGTTGAATTCTATTGGTACGCCAAAATACGTATTAATTTCATCAGCTACGGCATAAAGACTAGCAACATCAAGCGTATTTATATCCCTTCGTCCTATTTTTTCATCTGTTGTCATCGCGCAAACGATGTCAGCAAAATTACTTGTAGCGATGCGATCAACTGATTTCTCACCTGATTGGTATGAATATAACTTGCGATGTGCAATCAGATTAAACTCCCTACTTTGCGCACCTGTTGCTTGCTGTGTTGCAACTGTACGTACCCGAGCAAGCGTGACATCGTCATAGATCAACTTGTCTGATTCATAAAATGCATAAGCGAGATAAAATTTGGTGTCATCGCTTAGATCAGCATGATCACCATTATCTGTAATTCTCTTTGCTCTAAAACGAAATGCACCCGTAAACGGCATATCAATCCGCAGTGTTTTTGCAATCTGTGATCGACTACCATCAATGCCGTGCAGCATGACTGTTTCTGAAAATATAGGCCCTGTGGCTGAACCATTAACCACTTGCTGATACTCAACAGTTACCTCAACGTGCTTGTCTTCAGAACCTCGAGTAATGCCATTGGGTGCAACAAAATTTAGTAATATTCCCGTCGCTTTCGCAAAATCTACGCTATACCATCCAATCCAGTTATTTTGACTTGATCGTAAATAAATATACTTTGTATAAGGTTCTGTTTCTCCGTTTGGTTCGTATTGAAGATCATTCCAGCTTGAATTAATTGCACCAGGATCAACCAGTGATATGGTTTCCGAGCTGCCATCAATACCACTGATCACATATGTACCATCTAAATTTAAACCGACAGTACTATTGATGAGTAATCCACTTAATGTTGCCGTTAAATTTTCTGTGATTTGAGAGAAATTTGAATTTGTAGATGCTGGATCAATGAGCGTGATTGTGTATGACCCCATCGCATAAGAAATAGATTCAATATCGTATGTACCAGACAGATCCAACGGTCCATTGATAGGATCATTTACAACATAAGTCAAAATATTGATACGCTGATAAGATTCCGCATTCGATACTTCACTCATGACGATTGAAATCGTATTCAATGTTGCATCGACTGTTGCACTTCCATTCCCAGCAATATCAGCTTGTCCCCAATTTGCACCTTGAATCGATATTTCCTGACCTACGACAAAACGTTCTGTAAATTGTTCGCGCGTCCAAGAATCTACCGCTTTAATCTGATTCGGATATTTAAAGTAAATATCATCATCTTGTGCTTTTGATTGAAAAGGCGGAACAAATGTTTGGCCATTCACAGCATTGCATTTGCGTGTAACTAATGGAGGAGTATCAAACGATGCTCCATGCTGTAATTGTGGTGATGCTGTGATATTTTGCGACGGTTCATATATCGAATAGCTTGAACCGCTAATCGTACTTGCGATCGTATCACCCTCTTTAATCGTATTCGGATCTATTTCATAGAAACCTCGTCCAATACACATGAATGATTCTTCGACTTCTAAATTATCCTGAAATATTCGATAAGAGGGAGCAATTAGGTCGGGAATAGATTTACGTTTACCAAAAATATCAGCAACACGTTGACCAATTCGTTGCTGATTCTCTCGATCAGATAACTTATTGTTTGGCGATCCAGTTGATGAGCTGTCATTTTTAAGGCTTGGCATGTTTGTATAAGCATACACAGCCGTAGCAATCGCAATGACCGCAATAATTGCATATGCAATTGTGATTGGTTCACCAGCATGACAAACGATATGAAATTGATCTTCTGGCCCCGCATCCAATAATTTAAATGCAGTCACTTTATCAACCGGTGTCACATCATTTACAGTGCAAGGTACATTTTTATAAATTCTAGCTTGTGGATATTGAGCTTTTATTTCTAAGAATCGACGTAAAATATTATGAGTGGTTTCTATCGTTATAGAGCTTGCATCAAGTGGATTTTCATAAATGTGTAACTGGCTCATAGAATCTAAACCTCGGATATTGTAAGCGAAGACTTCTCAATGCAACGTATTGCACCCCTGTTTCATTCAAGTGCAAAACCTTTCCGCCATAAAAAAGCCCCACATGGTTGCTTCCAGTGAGGCTTGTCATGAGGACGATACAGCCATTCTTTGGCTCTTTAATGTGCTTGTTCCTAATGACTGTTTGTCTTGATGTTTGAATTGCATCATTTAGTGATGCAGTTAAACCGATAAAGTTTTTTGAATAATCTTTATTAAATAGGTATTTTGCTGCATCAATCACGAAGTGAACACAATGATAATTCTGAACCTCATAGTGCTTTTCAAACAATAATAGATATTGCTGCTTTTGCTCTACACCCATTTTCTTTACTCACCATCTAATAAAATCCAACCAAGGTAGGAAAATTCTCCTTGGTGAACAAAATACCTGTCCCAACTTCATTAAGCTGCTCTGCTTCAGCTTCAAAAGTTGTTCCTTGGTAGTCATTGTTTTGACTCGTAATCTCTAAGTGATCAATCTGTAGAATAGAATTTGCTAGATCGAGACTTGAATAAGCGCGGTAAGTAACTTGTGGTCGCTCTTGCGAATCAGCACCAATAATCTGATCAATCAAATTAGGAATGACTTTACCTAAATCTCCAACAGTTATTGTTAGCTTCTGATCAAGATCATCACTGACTTGTCCTCGATCAATTTTTAAAACGGCATATTCATAATGAGCTGCTTGACCATCGTGAATAACAGTTACGCCTTCAGAAACATTGGTCACATAACGCAAAGGTTTTGACCACAAACTATGTGTGATCTCAATACATTCGATTAAGTAAGCGTTATCAACACCAAATAGAAAATTTTCAAGCTCTGACATTCCTTGCCTCCACTAATGCCCTAATTGGAGCCTTATCCAAATCATTGTTCAAGATGTATAACTGAGCATTAACTTTAAAGATTTCACCCTGTTTTTGCATTGAAATACTGTCATGAATGAAGTGAGCAAGATATTGGGATAGCGGCCGACGATCTAAAACTAGATCTGTATAGAATGGCTTTCGCTTATGCTGCCATATCCTAAAAAATGACATAAAGTAATCAAAGTCTTTAGATTTTAAATTGAAAGCAACCGATACAACATTTTCTATATTTTCAAACTGAGTTCGCAGAATATCTTCATTCAGCCCCTCAGCTTTGATTACATTATTTCCGAACTGAACACTGTAAGATGCCTGCAATGGGCATAGATCCAGATAATCAAAACGCAATGCTTTATTTCGAGCATCGACATACATTTGATCTAGAAAAAGATCAAAACCATTCATAATCTTTGTCGCAAATCCGAATCTGTTGTTGGTCATCATTCCGATTTGAATGAGTACCTGACCTGCACCCAACTCATATTCAATTTGATAACGATCACGTTGTAATCGAATGCAAAGCTGTTCGTCTCTTATATATGCAAATATTACATCAGCATTAGCTGAGTAGATTGAACGATGATCATCAAGTGAAAGTTGTGGTGTGATAATGCCTGTGCCAAAACTCGATGTGGTATGTTCAGCGATAGCAGTGTCATACCACCATAAAAACACCTCATCATTGACAACATAAGCCACGACAGGCCGCATATTCAAATCAAATGCAAATCTTAATGCTGTCACATCAGTTACTGTGATTAAGTCATGCATAACCTGATCGGCTCTAACTTTAATAACCCCACTTTCATAGAAGCAAGTCCATATTTTGACTTGTAAACCATCTGAAGCATCATATAAGTCTATACCGCCCCACTCATAGTCGATGAGTTCATCAACACGATTAGGCACTAAAAAAGCAGCGAAAACGCTGCTTGTTGAAAGTTCACCATCAGGTAACATAACGCCCCCAAGTTAAATCAATCGTCCAAGTAATTTCCATTTCATTAGTTTTGGTAACTGGAGGGTCAATTATTGCTTTATAAAAAGCGCCAGCTGATGCTGCTCTATGTACACCAACTATATTTACTAAAAAACCAGAACAACTTCCAATACCTTGATTTAATGTAAACTTTAATTGCCCCCTTAGAGTAGTTGGTGAAATAATTTGATTTGTTGTACCAGATGTGCTGTTAGCGCCTAACGATGTTCCAGTGATATTTGCAGTTGGATTCTCAACAAGACTAGCACCTGCATAAAGGGCTAATGTCGAAAACTGAAAATTTACGGCCGTACCATCCTGCGGTACTATCATGTGAACATAACCGTTGTAAGTATGTGTACTGATCACTTCACCCAATTTATTCTTGAAATCGAATAATCCACTAATTGTTTCAGCAGGATAAATCCTAATTTCAACCGTGACATCCAAAAATTCATCCAAAAGTACAGTCAATGTTGTTGGGTTGCCATTTGCATCCTTAATTAAAGCCCGATTCCAACATGGGTTTTGTCCTGAAACAGTCCATCCTAAACCCACCTCTGTTAAGTTTCCTGCCGCTACACCTTCACCAAAACGATAGGTTTTTTGGATACTGTAATAATATGGCTTGGTTGTTGTATTCATCCCTGTGACAGTTGATTGAACTGTACTTGTAGATGCAAGTGTTGCATCCAGCTGTGTTTGACTAGCAATGGGTGTTGAGTTTCCTGTACCAACATAACAACGCTGTACCCAAGCTCCTATACCCATACGCTGTAAACCAGTGTCCAATACAAGGTTATGAAATTCTTCAGTCTCCTTTGTAGTAGTACCATCAGCTTTGAATGTACGCATTTTAAAAGTTGCACCGATTTCATTTCGGATATTTACCATTGCCATTTATTTGCTCCTAATTTGTAATCTGTACACCTTGAATGCCGATGCTGTAATTACCCGATTCCATATCAAGGGTATAAGGAATATATGCAACGGTTTTTGTAATTTGCACGTCATGAACACCAATTAAATAATTTGATGCTTCAACATCAGGTGCAACGTAAGTTAAATAAGATGTTTGTTTCGTGATTTGGACGCTTTGAAGCGCAATGCTGTAGAGATTAGGTTCAATATTAGCTTCGTAATGGTTAAGCACTTCACGGCTCGTTACCCCGACAAGACCTAAGCTATAATTCCCTGCCTCAATACCCATATCGACATAGTTGTTAACTTGCTGTAAGCCAATCTGAGATATGTTGTATGCAACGCTTTCTAGCAAATACGTCGGATACGGCTTTGACGTTAGAATCTGAACTTCTGAAGTCACAACTACAAGCTGCGCTGAGACTTTAAAAATCTTTCCGCTTAACTCATTAAATGAAAATGATTCAGGTACAAACTGAGCGATGTATTCTCTGAACTCGCTATCTTCAATAATTAAAGACATTAAAAAAGGCAGCGGGTTAAGCTGCCAATTTAGATAAAATGCCCTGAAATATATGAAGTCATCTTCGCGTAGTGTGAATGACACATCGACCAGATGTTTTTTCGCGTTTTTAGTTTGAACATATCGACCAAATCCACCCCTTAATGCTATTCGTTCAACTGATGTACCGTAATTGACTGAATAACTTGATTGCAGTGGGCATAGATCGAGTTTATTCATCTTGCACGCCCCACATTAAAGTTGTTTTTGATCTGCTTAGATTCAAATGAGTTCGATTGATTCAGATTTCCAAAAGCCTGTTTAACAACTTGCTTTACAACATCTATCGTCACATTGCCATTGCTGTCACGACTTTCATTTGCGGTATATCCTGCTGGTACATTAATAATGACGTTTACTGCACCAGACTGATCGGAACGACTGGACTGAGCAATATATTTCTCTTTTCCGATCATCCCTCCCGTTGCAAAACGTGGCGGCAACATTCCTGTACGGTTGATATAATCAAGGTTAGCTAAACCCAATTTATCAACAGCAGCTGCACGAATCATAAATTCACCATTGGATGCCCAAATCGGAATATCATCACTCGTTCCAGTACCTTTACCCGTAATATGCCCACCTGTTGCGAAGCCTTGAGGAGTAAACGCCTGCAAGGTAGCTTGCAGCGCACCAGTCTGAATTGTTGCAATACCAACAGCAGGCAAATTATATGGGAAAGGTGCTGAGGCCCAAGCCGCACTGATTGCAGTAATACTATTCATCAAAACACTAGCTAGATTAGCGCCTTTTTGAATTGCAACTAAAGCTCGATAAGAACTAGAGCTTTCGTCGACAAAATTCAGCATCACACCTGCTAAACCACCAAAAACATCTGATGCCATTCCCAACTGATAAGATTTGGTTTTCCCCCAATAATCTTGATCAATCATAGCCATACGTTCAGTATGCGCTTGCCAAATTGCCTCTCTTTCTTCCGCAGACTGAGCTAATGCCATCTGAGCATCAAACAAAGCTTGTGATTCATCATATTTATTGAATCGATCTTGCTCCATTTGATACTGAGCACCAGTACCCATCAAATCTGCATAAGTACCACCCCACGCAGCAGTAGTACTATTTAAGTTTTGACGTTTTTGATGTTCTTCAGTTGCAAATGACAAAGCCATTCGCTTTTGACGCTCATCATCAGATAATTGAGCATTTTCCTCAATTTTCTTCCGCTCTAATGCATATTTGATCTCCATATTCTGTAGATCAGTACGCAACATCTCACCAGCATCACTAATCCGTTGAGCTTGCTCCAAACGCAACCAAGCCAATGATTGAGTATGCTTTTCTGTAATGGATCTAATAAACGATTTACGTTCATTATCATTCAAATCAGTTCTGAGCTTGCCTTCCTTAATTGCAATTGCTGTTGAAATATTCAGTTTTTCTTCTTCAGTTAATTTATGCTCTGTTACTTCAAAAGCTAACTGTGCCAAGCGTAAATCTTTCTCTGCTTCGAGTCGGGCTATAGCAATATTTAGAAATTTAGACTCATCTTCCATATGAAATGATGCTTTGCGTATATCTGCAATTTGACGTTCATAATCCAATTGCAACTGTACTTCGCGTGTAGAAAATTGGTATTGGATGGACTCTCTGAGCCTTTTTTGCTGTTCTGCTAAACGGCTCGTTTCTCTTGCAGCTCTTGCTGAAGCATTGGCTAATTTATCTTTAGCTTTTGCATTATCATCAGCTTCCTTGGTATTCACTTTCAAACCTGATGAAGCCGAAGCTTGTGCTTGGTTTAATGCAAAAATAGCATTGGTCAATTCAGATGCAGAGTTTTTACCATCAATATTTTTTTCTCGAAGCTTTTCTATTCGCTCGCTTGAATTTTCTATGATTTTTGCAAACTGGTCTTCGGAATCTTTATATATAGCAACAGCGCCCTTAATATCACCACTAGCAGCAGCAACGGCCATAGCAGCTAAAGCACCAAAACCATCACCAACTGTCTGAATCACTGCTGACAAGCCAATCCCAGTTGTCGCCAAGAATTTAAAAACTTCTCCTAAACCCTCACCAACATCTTGCAACTGATTTCCATTTTTAGAAGTGCCAAACATTGCATCAGCAACATTGACTAATGCTGGCATAAATCCTTGTACTAACTCGCTTTTAGCACCTTGAAACTGCAAATTAACTGCTTGTGTTTGTGCTGCCAGAATTTGAGATTGCAAGATTGCTTCTTTAGATTTAATTACTCCTGCATCTTCTAATGCTTGGCCATATTGTTCAAACAAAACACCTCCATCTTCAAACAGTGGCAGTAAATTACCCAAGTCACTTCCCAAGCTCTCAAAAACGAATCTCTGTTCTTGAGACGAGGCATTTAATTCATCCAATTTATTTTTAAGCAACTGGACAGCTTCAACCCCATCTTTACCCTGAAGTGTTTTCCCAAATTGCTTAATTTGATCATCAGTTAATTTTGTATTGTTTCGCAGAACATCAAAGAAGTCTGATGCACCGCCACTGCCAGTAGCACTAAACTCTCCAAGTTTTTCTTGAACATCGGCAAATATTCCACCTAATTGGTCTTGTGAGATTCCTAGTTGTTCAGAAGCATAGGTTAAAATTTGAAAGTTTGTCGTACCTATTTGCGCTCGATTGGCTAATACCGCCATTTCTGCATCAGCTTTGGCAGTCTGAATTGCTAAAGTAGTTAAACCTGCTGCCGCAATAATTGAACCACCAGCAGCCATACCAGCCGCAGCAGCTGTAACATTAAGTAGCCCACCACTTAATGCACCTAAACGAGCTGTAAGATCATTAACCATTAAACCCAATTGTGATGTATTAAGTGATTCATTCATCGTGGATTTAAAGTTTGAAAACGCATTTTTCATCTTGCCAGTAGACTGAGATGTTTCTCGTTCAGCTCGTGACAAACCTTGGATATATGACCCAGTATTTGCCAACAGGTTTAAGGTCAGAGTTCCTAAGTTTGTCGCCATAACTTTTCTCCAGATGTAAAAAAACCGCTCTTTGAGCGGCTTTTAAAGAAATGTAATCTAAATTTTTTGTTCATGGTATCTTAAGATACTTGCTATTTTCTGAAACAGATAGCCAATTAGAAAACCATTAAACATAATTCCTATTCCTGTAAAAATCATAGTTCCCGACCATACTGTTTTGGTCAGATAGTAAGACTCAACCTCTACACGACCCATTGAAAAAATAAAAACTAGTCCTACTATAAAACCCAAAACTATTAAAACCCATCCTAGAGCATTACAAACTTCGCTCTCTGTCATTCCTTGTGGATTATTCTCTGACATTTTATTCAACCCTATTAAAGTTCTTTATAACCTTGTAGGTAATGTTTTGATTGTTTGCATCAATAACATCCAATAATGCACCTTTATAGCCAATTTGCTTTGATTCATTTAAATCATATTCAACATCATTATTAAATGCTGGTCTTGCCATGTTACTTGAAAATTCTCTATAGCCTATATTTATCTTATTTCCAACTTTTCCACTATATATTAAGGTTTGTTGAAATGAGTTTTCACTTGCTATATTTACTTTCTTTATATTGAAACTTTTACCTTGGTGACATGATTTCACATTAAAAACCGTAATAATGCATAGGCTGCCATCTGAAGTTGTCATAATTGCCTGCATAGGATCAGCTAAAAATGATTTTGTTACCAAACCACCAGTTGTACTTATTATTGTAAAAAATTTACCCTTCTCACTCTCACCAGTTTTATTATATTGACCTGCTGGGATTTTATACATCCCAGCTTGAGTTACTTGGCTGAATTCTATTACATCATTTTGCCTCAAAGTACCCTGCACAAGCATTTGATCGCCAACACTAACCGTATTTATAGAGTTTAAAGGTGGCTTACTAATATTACTTATAGTACTTGTTGAATTATAAACTGGTGTTGCACAACCCACTAATCCAAAACCTAAAATAGAAGCAATAACAATTTTTTTCATAAAAACCCCATCATTTTATTATCAATGACAGGGATCATACTATTAGATATAAAATTACACAAACTTACATAGATCCTTGTCTGTGCCTTCGCTTCATTGCCTCTTCTTCAAAAGAGGTTTCCACCTCATCCTCATGTGGGCACACATCACTAGGCTCTATCCAATCCTCTTGTTTCACTTTGCCATTGTGATAAAAAGCAATTAGACCACCTATTGCCTGTTCAATACGTCGACCAACAAAAAGCGAACCTCTCTTATCTCGGTAGGCTCGCCATATTTGCACCTCGTCATTTCTTAAGTTTCGCTTGGCTTCATCGATGGTTCGTCCACCGATTCCATTAATGACGAGTTCGCACCAGAATTCGTTTTCGCTGAATTCTTGTTCCGAGACTTTCCCGAAAAGTTGTTTACCGCATCAGAAACTTTATACAGCGATTCGATAAAAACTGGATCAGAGTCATTAACATCATCTATTGATGCAAAGAACATTTTTCCACAGCTATCCTCACATACTGAACCAAGCAATTGAGCAGCACATAGCAACCGTCCATTCACACTCTTAACAGTGGATTTTTCGAGATGTTCTTTATTAAATTCCCACTGATAAGCCTTTGACGTTTCTTCAATATCTTTATAACTTAAACGCTTAATAAAGACTTGACCTGAAAGCTCCACCATTTCACCTAAGCTCAAATCTGATTTACCCATATTTTCGCGGATAAACTCAAGATTATCGTCTGTGACTTCAACTACCCAAGTCACAGTACGTTCAACAGGTGCAGCAATCTTAGTTACTTTTTTCAGTGATTTTAATTTTAAGCTCATGGCACTTTCCATTCATCAATGACTTTAGATTGGCGACGTAACGGCAAGGTGTGATTCACTAAGGAATTCGCTTCAGTGACTGGCTTACCTTTACGCAATGACACGGTTGCGTAAGACCATGAACGTGTGTCAGGTAAATCAATTACCGAACCTGTTAATGCTGGAGCACCAGTCCCATCCGAATATCCCGCATAAATTACAATTGGCTCCAACGTGTCAGCAAAGTCTAAAAGCAATAGATGAGTTGCATTGGTCGGATCAGTATCTATAGCAATTGAACCATCACCAGGTTTGCCTAGAATAAAATCACTGGTAGCAACGTCTGGATTGTCTAAACAGTTGTTGTCATATTCATCATAGTTTTCATCGCCCCAATCGAATGATTTTAAGCAATTCAATTTGGTGAGTTCTGGTGTTGCACCATGCAGCACCCAAAATTCTGTACCTTTACCCAAAATACCTTTTCTAGCCATGAGTTTTGCTCCTTACAGGCATAAAAAAAAGCAGCTTGTTAGCTGCTCATATCGTATTAAATTTTAAATTTCTTGAATCCAATTTGCATCGAATCCACGCATCGATTGTTTAGTTGTTGAATCAAATCCGCTAATACGTGGATTTAAAATATAACAATTGCTTTCAAGTGCTTTACGCACCGCCTCCCGTACTTGATATGCACGTCCTACATAGCTGTCATAAACCATCACTTGAAACTGCACATCATCAAAATTTGCAGGTGCATTGTCTAAATGGTTGTTTGATTGACCGGCTAATTCTTGCCAAACAACATAGGGCACTTGTGCACCTACTGGTGCAACATCTTCATACACACGCAGATCAGCACCCAATAAAGCAGTCACATCAGGACTCGCCTTCAAAATTGGCACTATTGGCAAAATACTCATAATCGGGCCAACTCCAAATTAAGTTCATCACTAAAGCTTCTAGCAAAGGTAGTAATCACAGAATCCATCGTGCTGTAGAAAGCAACCCGCATGAATGGAATTGCTGGAATATGAGCTGTGCCCAATTCTATGAAACGCCAATGTCGAGTATCACCTCCACTGGTGGGTCTTGGATTCTTGTTTGAAAATGATGCACCGCCATCAACACCCACTCGAATTAACACCTGATCTCTATTTCGTACACGGCCAGAAGCTACTTTGATATTTTTAGCTATGTTAGCTTGAGTTTCAGGATCATCAATTTGCTTAGCATTATCTCGAGCAGCATTTCTAACTAAATTCATTGCACGTCTAGCGGCTTTTCGCGTGATACGTTTTACAACTTTTTGATCAGTTAACAACTTTAATTTCTGAGTGACCTGTTGCTCACCCTCCCAAATCACAAAGGAATCCATCAAGCCTCCTTAAACTTTTCAACTCCTTTTGAGAGCAAAAAAGTACTGTAGATGTTCCCTGTCTCATCATCATTTAAGGCAGGGCTATCTATTGAGTAAGTTTCACCACGAAAAATCACACGCATGTTGCTTTCAATATCAGTTCGATAACGGATTTTTAAACGTGCTACTACTGTTGACTGAGCTGCTTGAGCTGCAAATAAATCTCTTGCTGATAAAGGTGTTACCTTGGCCCATAATGTAAAAAAAACCTGCCAATCAGCAGGTTGTTCATGACCATATTCATCATGCTCTGTATTCATATTTCGCTGAATAACAACACGATGACAAAGCTCTCCAGCATTGATACCTGACATAATCATTCACTCAGATAATGTGACTCTTCATCATCTTCATCTAATTGCTGAGCAATTAGCTCATTATTTTGATTCATGATCTGAGCCATCAGTTCGTTTTGTGTGTTGACTGTTTGAATTAGCTCCCGACAAATGTTGATCAGTTGTTGGACTAAGTTGTTGCAACAACCGTTGCAGTTTGAGCTTGGCTCGTTCTGTATGATGTCTAATCCATTCACGGCGTGCCTCACATCCTGAACAATTCATTTTGATAAACTCATCATTAATGTTGCATTGAATACTATGTATTCATCCACCGATGTCGCTTCCAAAGCCACTGTGTTGCCAGTGGTAATTCAGCACCCACACCAACAGATTCACGATTTTTATACCAATGTGCGATCAGCATATGAGCGCCATGAATGATTGAATCACTGATGTGTAAGCCATTTGGAACGTCTTCAGGAATTTCTGCTGTGGCTTCATATAACTTTCTATTCGTGGTCTGTTCAAAGGCATCAAATGCCGCATTAATAAGAAATTCCAAGTGATCATTTTCATCATCATGATCAACTTTTAGATTCAGTTTTACCTGGTCTAGTGTTAGAAATTGGCTCATGAAATGATTATCCATTTGTAGTAATTAATATGGATTGCTTCAGTTATAGGTAAAGATAAAGTCCCAAATGGGACTTTATCTAGACAATTAGACTGAAAGTGTTAAAACTTTAATCGCATTGCTATCTGTCAGCATTCCACCAGTACGTTTTGTTGTATAAAACCCAACATAAGGTTTATTCGTGAATGGATCACGTAAGATACGAGTACCCATACGATCTACGATCGTATAGCCTCGTTTGAAATCACCAAATAAGATTGCATTTGCATCTGCCGCAGCTTCTGGCATGTCATTGTTTTCTTCTATTCCATAACCAAGTAACAATGATGGCTGCCCAGCTTGAAGACCAGGTTGCCACAAGTAGTTGCCGTCGCTATCTTTTAACTTTCGCGCTTTTGCTTGAGTCAGGTTAGTCATCATAAATACAGCATTTTGACGATAGCCTTTCTTTAAGCCATAAATGAGATCTATTAGGTTGTCACCATCAAAAGAACCAGCAGTCCCTGAGCTAAACTTTTGAATAGATCCAAAAGCGCGTGTACCATCATCTTCATCTGTGATCGTATAGGCCAAAATACCTTTAGGTTTATTAGTACCATCACCCTGCAAGAACGCTAAACCTTCTTTTTCCGCAAACTCTCGTGCGACTTCTTCCTGAATCCATGCTTCCACATTAAAGAAAACATCATCTAATGACGTTTGAGTCGCTTGTGGGTTCGCATAAATTTCACCCATAGTCGCAATAATCTGCACTAAAGTCGGTGTGCCAGTCGCAGGACGTGCAGCAGTCTCACCTACCCAGCCGCTACCAGCACCACCAAGGTTGACCAGTTTTTTATGATCGGGTGTACTCACCGTAATTTGATTACACACTTTACGCATCGGACTTTCATCACGTAACAACTGTAAAAGTGTTCGATCCAAATCTTCAGGAACAGCATAGCCGCCATCGGCATCAACACCTACTTGTACTGCTTTTTGCTGTAGCTCACTAAGTCCATCATCAACACCCTTACGAAGGAATTGGATAAAACCTGCTTTATGCGCTTCGATGTCAGTAGATTTAGGAGAACCTGGTCGCTTCGCTTGTTTAATTTCCTTTTCAAGCTCGGCTTTTAAGCTATCCAACTCACCCAATTTTTCATTGAGTTTATCTGTCTTTTCTTCAAGCTTAGTTTTCTCGGCTTTAATGGCTTCAAGCTCTTTATCATTCGACTTTTTGAACTCTTCAAATGCACCTTTTAGATCAGCTGCAACTTCTTCAATGTCTTTCTTCTCGATACTCATGATTGTTTACCTACGAAAATGGATTTTAAGGATTTAAGTGATTGAAGCGCATCTTCTTGATCAACCTCTCGCTGTTCTAATGCGCCATAGCCTTTGGACATAAATCCTTTGGCTTGTGAACGTGTAAAACCCAATGCCTCTCGCAGGGCTTTTTCCACTGTTGACGGCGGTGGAATCTCGCCTTTTTGAAGTGATGCTTTCACCTCGGTAATCTTTGCTTCAGTATTAGCGGGCATCGTCACAATAGACACTTCCCACAGATCAATTTCTTTAAGCAAGAATGCACCTTTTGCAGAGTCATATTCCCAATCTTTAAGCATGTAACCAATCGACATTCCTTTGACACTGCCAGCTTTCATATGAGCATGTGCACGTTTGGCCAATGGATCATCATCTATCAGCAAACGACCACGAACAAAGAGTCCGTAATCATCCTCTTTCATTTCTGTGAAGGGTCCAATGGGTTCAGCCATTTTGTGTTGCCATAAAACTGAAGGTAAATCCTTTCTTTCTGCCCAACGCTCTAATGACTTTTGAAATGCACCTCGGACCACGATGTCGCTGTAACTATCAATGACATCAAAAACAGATGCATACCCCTCAAACTCACCTGTTTCAGAGACAGATTTAATTTTTAGGGGAACATTTAAATATTTAACTTCCATCTTTACCCTCTTCTGGATCTGTCGTCATATTCATAGGCGTTAGATAAACATCACCACCATCGCGAGGGTCCATATCCTCTAACTCACGTACATCATTCGGACTGAGAAAGCCCCACTGGATACCTTTGCCATAAGATTCGTAACGTGATTTCAAATCACCACGTAAAAGTGCTCCAGCATTAAACTTTGCATAATATTTTTTGCGTTCATCTGGCTTGATCAAACCAACTTTGATGCGCGACTCGATACGAGTCATATAAGGCACCAGTGAATAGTTCACAAATGACATCCCCATATGCTCAATATTGTTGAGTGTCATTTTTTCCATCATCGCGGCAAGATGAGGCGGTACACGATAAAGACCGCAAATTTCATTCTTTTGAAAATTACGCGTTTCAAGAAATTGAGAGTCTTCGAGATTCAAAGCTGTAGGTTTCCACTTCAAACCTTTTTCAAGAATCATCGGCTTATAGACGTTGGTTAGACCTGTATGATTTTCAGTAAATTCCTTCTTCAATCGGATAAAAGCATTATCTGTTAGCTCCTCATCGGTTTCTAAAACACCAGATGTCACAGCACCATTTTTAAAAAGATTTGATGCATGAGCCTCGAGGTCTAATCCTAAAGAAAAGCACTTTCTCGCATAGGCAACTGGATTTAATCCATTCAAACCATCCAAAGTGAACAGTCGAACATGCCAAATTTCATCTTGAGTCAAAACACGCACACCATCTTTAAATGAAACGTGATATTCAACTGTCCAATCATCTTTTAGCTTTGGCGTTACTGTTGATGGATCTATTGGTAATAACTCAACAACCTGACCCAATGCATAGATCTTGTATGCGTAAAAATTACCTCGAAGGCATAGACACACCATTAACAACTCCCAAAACTCTTGAGCGGTCATGAAGTCATTTGGTGCAACATACAGAAGATCATGTAATTTATGCTCTTCGGCAGGAACTTTCTTTTTTCCCTCTCTTCGATAAAGTCTGCATGGCAGCATTCCCATACTTTCGGCTAAAACTCGAACGCACGTAAAAACTGTCGCTAATTGCATTGCTCTTAAAGGTGTAACGGGTTCACTACCCGTTACATACTCAGCCCCAAAAATTCTCATCAAATCATCAGGGCTAGAAATAATTTGGGGAGTAGCCTTGAAACCAAGGTACTCCCCAATTTTTGACATTAGACTCATTACAATCTTCTAACCCCGTGTTTCTCAATGTGTTGGGATAAATTGGCTTCTTGCTTTTGACTCGTTAAAGCTAGAACACGACTAATACCCATCAATAGTGCGACTGCACCATCAATCTTCTTGGCACTTTTCTCTTTACGAGGAAAATCATTTTCATTGGCATCTGGCTTACTTATGACGTTTCCAATCATCCAGGATAAAATTGGATTACCATCATGATGAAATCGACCTGAAGAAATAGCAGCAACTAGCTCTTTCATTGCAGGTGAAAACGTTTTGACATTCTTTGGAATTTTCACTGCCTCATAGCCAGCATCCGTAATATCTTTTGCTACCTGAAAACCACCCCACTCATCATAAGGAACTTCAGTGAGAGGCACCTTATTTGCATCATTAATCAAATCACTGGCCACAAGCGTAAAATCATTTTCAGAACCGTCATGAACTTCAAGAATTCCCATGTTCATCCATTTCTGATAGCGATCGATCACCTGTTTTTCATCGCCATTCATGACAGTATCCTCAGGTAGATAAAAGCGAGGATCCACACAGTAGTAATGAATTTTTCCCTGTTCAATTTTGTAGAAGAGATTGATTCGGGCACAAATATCTATCTTTGATGCCAAGTCGATAGGCATTAAACACGACACATTTAAAAAATCATCAAATTTAAGGCTCTTATCGGTACATGCCTGCCATTTCTCCATATTGAAATAGGCTGTACGAGAAGATACCCAAACATTTAGATGTTTAGTCTTAAAAGCATTTTGCTTAGAAGCATTCTGAATTGCTCGTCGCTGCTGTGATTCTAAATAGTCAGCATAAACAGAAACGCCATAATTAGGATTTGCTTTGGCCAATATATTTGGATCAGTCCAATCATCTCCATCATCAATGGTCCATATCCATCCAAAAAGCTCTTCATCAGGCACAGTACCCAATAGCATTTCTTGCACACGACTTCGAAGGTCATAACACGGACCTTCAATATCAAAACCTGCAGTTGTAATGGTAAATATCATAGGTTGACGGCGAGCACCCATCCCTGTTTGCATCGTGTCATATAGTGCTGAAGTCTGATGCTCATGAAATTCATCAACCACGGCACAGTGAGGTGACTGACCATCAGGAGGATCACCAGTGATCGGCTCAAATACGGAACCTTCATCTGGTATTTCAAGGCTACCCGCATTAATTAAAATACCTGCAGCTTCAATAAATTCAGGAGAACGTATGGCCATTAATCTAGCAGGTTTAAAAACCTCCCAAGCTTGTTTCTCAGTTGTTGCACCTGCATAGACTTCAGAACCAAACTCGCCATCATTGGCGAACATGTTAAGTGCAACACCAGCCGCAATTGCTGATTTACCATTCTTACGTGGAACTTCCCAATAACTTTCTCTGAAACGACGAAAGCCGTCCTTTTTTCGCGTCCATCCAAATGTGCAAGCTATTCCAAATTTTTGCCAAGGTTCCAGCGAGATTTTCATCCGCTTCATTGCCCACTCACCCTTGGTATGAGGCAGCAATTCGATAAAAGCGATCTTCTTTTCAGCTAATTTAGGCTCAAATTTATATGGAAATTCTTTCTTTTTTGCATGAATTAAGTCATTTAAATGGCGCTGACAAGCTAGTTTTACCCATTTACATGACGGGATTTTTCCAGAAACAACCTGCTTTGCCCATTTGTTTGCTATGTCAACGTTAGGGAAAGCTGTCATTTCTGCCTCGTCACATATTCAGTACCTTTGCAAACGGATTATCTTTTGGTTTGCCATTTCCACCAGTCAAACGACTGCGAGATGACGGATCCAAACCCAACATTGAACCGAAAGAAATCATCTGTTTTGATGCTTCATTCAGCACAGTTAATGCTGGGTTTTTAATAATACTGCCTTGATCAGTTGTCATTGTGATTCCAAACATAGCAACTTCTTTTTGAGCTGAACGCCAGTTGTGGTAAGCAATACAGAAGCCTTCAACGTTATGCATATCAGTAATACGAAGTACTTTATTCTTTAACAATTCAGGAATGACCGAGCGCCACATCATGGCAGCATGGTCCATTAAGGAAATGTACTCAGGAACTTCAATATCTGTAACTTCAGTGAACTCAGGAGCATTCGTATTAAGTAGTCTTTTACCCTTGTTCCCAGATGCCTTTTTTGTCTCTTGAGGTTTTGGCTTTCTACCTCGCCCTGGAACGGTCGCAACTCCACTCATTTGTCAATACCCTGATTTTTTAATTTCGCGCACGTAAAAATGTGACTAAGGGGGCGGTCATTTCAAAATGGGATTTTGAACTTTTCAATATCCCCCTTCCCATTACACATTGTCTGACTTGATGTGATTACATTTTCGGCATAAACACTGAGTATTTGCACGAGTGTGCGCACCACCTTTCGACAATGGAATGATATGATCTAACTCTGGAGCATCATCATCCAAAGACCCTCTTTTGCTTTTAGGTGTCTGTACGCTACATATCTTGCATTGCCACTTGTCACGGTCAAATACTTCAAAAGGATCGAAAACCTCAGCCCCATCTGAACAACGAATTCTAGCCCTTCTAATCGACCTATGTTTACGTTTAGAAATCTTAAAACTATCGGATTTCCTATATTTTTTTCGATAAATTTGTACTTTATCTGAACGACATAACCTACATAACTGAACATACTTTCTTAATAAAATTGCACTACATGACTTGCATTTCTTTTGTGACCTAATTCTTTTAGAAATCAACCTTAGTGCTTTAATTTCAGTTTTGACAAGAGGTTTTCGTACAGCATGGTAAGTGGCAAAAGAATACGAACAAACACGAGAGCAAAACTTGGCTACATCATTAGTGTGTCTAACTTTTCTTCTAACTGTTCGTTGACAGTTTATACAAATCACATTCTTAAATGCACTCATTGTTTACTGTCCTCTTTAGCCGTTTTCTCTTTGTGACACGGCGAGCAAAGTGATTGCAGATTTTCCATATCATCTGTACCACCTTGTTCCTTTGAAACGATATGATCGACATCAGTGGCCATCACAACTTCACCGATTGCGAAGTGCTTTACGCAAAGATAGTTATCTCTTTTCAGCACTTTTTCTCTGAGCTTGCGCCATGCATGTCCATAGCCTCGCTCTGTGGTTGATCCAGATCGTTGCGGTCGTTTGTTCCAGTTGCTGCGCTTATCAGCATGATCATCACAGAAGCCTTTTTGGTTTCTTGATTTGACTAGGTTTGAACATCCAAACTGTCTGCAAGGTCTGCTCATTCTGTTTCACCTCAATCTTCAGGCATAAAAAAACCTCCCGAAGGAGGTTAAATACCGATTATCTATAAAACTAATAAGTTGAATGCATCATTAGTGTTCTTTTCAATAGCTTTTCTCGGCTTATCGAAAATGCAATCTGTATTTGGATCAGTACCAAAATTTTTAGTGCTTAAGAAGGCATCGATGTTATCAAATTGCCTTGTAATATTTGGAAAATTTTTAGCATCATCCTGAAGTGGTTCTATTTTATTTACCAAGTTTAGAAAACTCGTTAACTCATAGAATTCATTTATAAACTTTGCTATGTCACTATAGGAGTAATTTGCATTGTTTCTTCTAACAAATATCTTAATAGAAGAGTCAAGTTCTCTTTTTGCTTCATTGCATTTTTCAACTTCTGAAAGGATCATGTCAATCATTTTTCGAAATTCTTTCCGATCTTCAGTATCATCATAAATATTGTAATGCTTGATGTTAGCTATCTTCCAAACAGCTAATAACTCATTCTCATAAGTATCATATTTTCTTATTACTTGTTCTGCTGAATCAGCCCTACGCTTCATTTGCTCTTGCTTCATCCAAATCCAAAAACCAAGAAACAAAATTAGTGGTGCAACAAAGCGGCTTAACTCTTTATATCCATGAGCAGAAAAATAAATTATTGACAGTATCCAACTAATAAAAAGCAAAACAGGGAAAAGATTTAAGATTTTGTTTTTCATAATAGTAAGTTTATAAAATTCAATAATACCAGTTCGATTAATAACAAAAAAGCCCATCATTTGATGAGCTTTTAAATATCTAGTGAACCACCATAACTTCGGTCACTGTAGCAGAAATATGCCATGCCCTTTGTACAAGGTCAAGTTTTCATTTTCATTTATAAACAAATCAATAGTTAAACAAATTTATTCTAATGATTGTTATTTATATAATAATTGGCTATCTTTCAACGAAGTTCAACATTTAGAACTATTCTTGAATTTAGAAAATACTAAGACGGTCTTTGCATGGAACATCAAAATAAAACATTAATATTGAACTCTCTTCATCATCTAATTGCAAATAATGTCTTAGGACAAAATGCATATATCAGTAGATTTAAAGGATTTGTAGCTGAACTTGATTTTTTACCTTGGATGCGCGCAAAAAGACCAAATATTCCTATTTTTACAGGTGGATACTTTGTTCCTAATCACTATGTTTCAAACTCTCTAATTTCACCTGTCTATTTTACTGTATGTAACTCTGCACCTAATGATTACATTGAAATCTATAGAAGAATCGCACTAATTTCATGTCACAGAATGTTATTCATTCAATGGGATAACTCTGTCCCAGTAAATCAATGGCCTTTAATTGATGTAATGAATACTGAATCTCCAATTCCTGTACCAGCTATGAATTGCTATGAATATGACAACCAAAGTAATTCTTTTACTCAAATTGACATTAGCAACTTCTTTAACACTTTTACAGATAAGAAACCCAATCGCAAAGCAAATGAAATTCCAGTAGAGGCTTATAATTCTGGAATAAGCTCTCTTCAATCATTTGAATATAGCGATATTTTAAACTTATATGTTCAACGTTTAATATTCGATGGTTATATCGGCTTCTCAAAAGTGAAAGGCTCACCAAGCGATATTGATTCGATAATTTTCTCACCACAAAATAATAATTTTGCTTTTATTGAAATTAAAGAGAAAGACTTAAGTAAAAAACCTCCACAAGGTTTCGGCATGGACCTAGGTCGTATAAATGATTTACTTAAATTAGAGCAGACTACTGGTTGGCCAGCTTATTATCTTGTAAGACATGTGAATAATCAGCAGGAAAGGAAATTTGTTGGTTGGAGAATGATAAGTATGAACAAATTCAAGAGTAATCTTGCTGATTCTATTATTCAGGGTGGGACTGGAATGGGTTTCACAACTGGGCAATATCCAACACAGATATGCCCATTTGAGAATTTTACGCTCTTAGAATAGTTTTAATTGTTTTTCTGAGACTATTTTCTCTGCCTTATCTAAACAATTGACCATCTGCCCAGCAACAGCTTCAATTACTTTCATACAAACAGAATTACCGAATTGCTTATAGATCTGACCATGTGAAACAGCATCTACAATATAATTTTCGGGAAAACCCTGAAGTCTTGCGCACTCACGAGGGGTTAACTTCCGAGGATTCTTATTTAACTCTGCCTGAGAAATAAGGATCTCTGAACCATCTTTATAGTATCGAGCACTTAAAGTGTTGGTATAAGAACTATCGCCAGTATAAAGAGTATAACCAAACCCATTCCCTTTAATTCCATGACCTTCTTTACGGCGTTGATGTCCTTGCCATAAGCGATCAGAAATTGTATAGACATCTTCGCTTTGTTTCAGTTTCTCAACATCTTCAAGAATGTCGCCTAATCGAGTCTGTGTTTTAGGTGGAACTGGCCAGCAAAAAAGCTCATCAAAATTACATTCTTCACCGAAGTAATTTTTGTCAAAACCTACTAGAAAAATTCGTTCTCGATTCTGAGGCACCCCAAAATCAGCAGCACGAAGAACCTTTACATCTACCCAATAGTTAAGCTTTTCTGAAAGTGCTTTTTTAGTTTCATCTGAAAGTGAAACCTCTAAATCTAGTTCTTGATCAAATTCACCTTTCAAAATCTCAAGAATAGTTTTTAGGGTTCTACCCTTATCATGTCCTTGCAACTGTTTTACGTTCTCAAGCAAAAATGCTTTGGGACGCTTTTCAACAAGAATACGTTGGATCTCAAAGAACATTGTTCCTCGTGTATCTTGGAAACCTTGCCTTTTTCCTGCCTGTGAAAAGGCCTGACATGGAAAGCCACCCAACAAAATATCATGATCAGGAATATCAACAGCTTTGATCTGAGTAATGTCACCTGAAGGTAGTTCACCAAAATTTGCAGCATAGGTCTTTTGGGCAAATTTATCCCATTCAGAACTAAATACACATTTACCTTTGAGTTGCTGGAATGGTAGACGGATTCCACCAATACCTGCAAAGAGGTCAATAAAAGTAAATTTATGCTTCTGTTCAGGTGGCTCTCTGAACGGCGCTTTGTCTGGCAACGCGATAATTTGTTCCCACTTCGCTTTGGTAGGAACATGTTCTCCACTTTCCCACCCTCTGACGGTTCTTTCGCCATTCTCTTTCATATCAAGAAGCAAAGCGAACTCTTTGAGGGATAACCCCATATTATTTCTTTTTTGTCTGATATAAGATGAATCAAAATCAACGTACTTCACAATAACTTATCCGCTTTTTGACCCGGTTCAATATAACATATGTCAAAAGTAAGTTCCATACGATAGAGGCAAATATGTCAGCTTTTGAACTTGCAAACCTTCATGATGTAGTTCTTGCATGTAGACAGGAATATCAAAACTTACCGAATAAAATTGATATAAAAATTACGAGTGAATTGAAAGATTTACTGCAAGATGAAATATCTAAAATACTTTCAAATGGGGTTTCAGTTGAATTCTCTGATTACTCTATTACTTATAAAAATAGAGACGATCTAATTGCGATTCTACCTTCAAGATGGTTATGGATAGCATCTGTATTTCATAAATATGCTAATGAGTACTTTAAATACTCTGATCTAGTACATGATGTAAGGGAAAAGTTAAATCTTCCAAAAGATTTTTTAAAAGAATTTCCAAAGAACTCTGAGCCAGCATCAAAAACTCCTGAAGAACTTCTTTTCGAACAAGAAATTTTCCAAGAACTACAATCAAGGGATGCCACCACCCTCAATTCAAATTTCGATCTGGTTAAAAAATTTTTATATGAAAGATCGTGGTGGAATTTTGGTGGTAGTGGTAAAACTCTTGATCGACATGATGCATACGATAGTACTTTGCTTGGTGCATCTCAGGTTATTGCTGCAAGCTCTGATAAATTAATTACTCTCATAACTGTATTTTTTAGAAGTGTACAACTTCAAAATTTGTTTCAAAGAATCGCAATGACATACACGTCCAATATGAATGTGTCTGCTCAGACTACTAGCAATCCTAAAAAAGGTGAAAATATCATCTACTACGGCGCACCAGGTACAGGTAAGAGCCATGAAATTGATAAACTAGCAGATGAAAATAATTCAGTCCGTACCGTATTTCATCCAGAAAGCCAGTATAGCGATTTTGTAGGATGTCTTAGACCATCTATGGGAAATGGTGGAATTGAATATAGTTTCAAACATGGCCCTTTCATTCAAGCTTTGATTATGGCTCTTAAAGATCCAAGCAATCATTTTTATCTCATCATTGAAGAAATTAACCGTGCTCCAGCTGCAGCAGTTTTTGGTGAACTATTTCAATTATTAGATAGAGATGAGACTGGTAGAAGCCAATATTCAATTGATATCAATGACAAGGATTTACTGAAACTACTCAAAGAAGAGCTTCCTAGTAGTTTTAATGATAACAAGCTCTACATTCCGGAGAATCTGAGCATATATGCAACGATGAACAGCAGTGATCAAGCTGTTATGCCATTAGACTCTGCATTTAAACGTCGTTGGAAATTTACATACAAACCTATCGACTTCTCAAATCCACCTCTTGGAAATTTTGAAATTTACACAGAAGAAGGAAAGAAAACTATAAGTTGGTCAGTATTCGCCAAAGCTGTTAATGACATTTTATCATTAGAATCCATTCCTGAAGACAGACATTTAGGTCCTTGGTTCGTAAACAAAATTGAAATTGCCAATCCTGAAAATGCGAAAAATGCATTAACAGGTAAAATCATGATGTATCTCTGGGATGATGTTCTGCGTCATAGTGAACGATCAATCCTCTTCAATCCAGAAATTAAAACTTTTGGTGATTTAGTTAAAGAATTTAATAATAACAAAATTGTTTTTTCTAATGACTTTTTACTCAGTATAAAAGAAGAACCTCAAAAGACTACAGAGGAATCCAAAGATGGAACTTCAAACACTGACTTAACTGTGGAAGATACTACTGGTGAAAGCTAGTGCCTCTAAAAACATATATTTTTTAGATAGGAGTCCAATACATTCATTGCCGACTCCTGTTGCAACATATATACAATCACAAGGGTTACTAAGTTCTATCAATGGACTAAGGACATCATTTTGTGGCCTTATCACCTACCAAGGTAAGAATTATTTCTTCTTTCCACGTCAATCCAATCTTATCGAAATTGAGCATGATCCCATACGTTATTGTTCTGTGTTGATGTTGGCTCTTTTAAAGTTTGCAAAATCGTCTCGAACACAAATAAGAAATCCTGAAGATGGGGCTGATGAAACAGGTTTCGAAAAATTAGAAATGTACAAATATCTAATTCATGACTTCCAGCAACATGGGATCTTCAAGAATGAAGAGGTTCGTTTACGAAGAAATACAGGAAAAACTGATTGGAACAAAACCATAAACAAATCTGTTTCTTATCCTGATAGTAATGGTCATCCTGTTTATCTTGATGTATTTGGCAAACAGAGAACTTCAACAAATTCTGAAATTACTAAAATCCATGCGAGCATTCTGAAACAGGTCTATTCAAATTACGGTTTTATTTTTACAGGTAACCACAAGGTTCCATATTCACTGAAACAATATGGTGCGACCAACTTATCAATTGATACTCAGATTTCTGTTTTGAAAAACGAAATAAGAAATCACTTTGCTGATCGTCAAACTTTACTTTTGAAAACCCTAATCGAGTACTTGCGAGGACTTAAAGGGAATCATCAAAAGAATCAAATCATCGGCGTGACACGTTTTCACGTTGCTTGGGAACATATGCTTGCCAATTGCTTTGATAATGTCATAGATATTAATAGCAAATTACCTAAACCTGTATTTATTGATAATCTAGGTCAAGTACTGCCAGCAAAGAAATCAGGTATGCGCACTGATATCGTGATCAAGGATACTGATCTTCAAACATTGACAGTCTTAGATGCAAAGTATTACGAGGCTACAACTATTGATAATTCACCAGGCTGGTCAGATCTGGTGAAGCAGTTTTTTTATGAAAAAGCTCTAAGTCAAATGCCTGAGTTCTCCGACTATACCTTAAAGAATGGTCTGATTTTTCCTGGAGATAAAAAGGTATTTGAAGAAATTAAAATGCGTGATCAATCAAATGATACTTTTCTTGATTCACAGTTTGCACCTATTAAATGCGTATATATGAAACCTTTAGTTGTGCTTGAAAAGTACATTGCTGGCCAAAAGCATCTATTGGAGATTTAAGAGTTACTCAATTCTTTTTTACTTCATCTCTATAAACCCATACCGACAATGCAACGCAGCCAAGCCACATTTAACATCCATACGTGCATCCATTTGACTGCGTTCATCTGTCACCATCTCAGCCCATGAATTGCCATAAAAGTAACGATCAATGATTGCATCCATCCAATCATCCATGATCTCAGACTGCCCAAACATATCTAATATTAGACGTTGTACGGCGCGAGCTTCATTGTCATTGATTTGGCAACTGATACGACTATTCTTGATCTTAGGCGGTTCAAAGTCCCCTGCGAGATAATCAACAATAATCTGTTGCTGTTTCTTTTTAGAAAGCTTCTTATACTTTCTCGCTTTGGCTGCACTGTCCATCGCTATTGCAATCGGATTAACAATACGTCCACACGTCCCGATTGCTGATAACATCCAAGCACCGAACTGGTAGAGCCAGCCTTCCAAATCAAAACGAGCCCAATCCACACTTTGCAAGATATGTTGGTTTACTACTGCAGCATTCATTCTATATTCCTCAAAACTTCGCAAATCGTTTAAATACCAACATGGCCGCATCACGCGCATGTTCATTGGTTCGACCTTTCCAACCTGTCATTCGGATAAAGTCTGTCGCTTGCTTTTTAGTGGCATTGGCTGCTGGGTGAATCATCTTGTAGGTGTAGCCCTGCTCTTTGCACCAATCTTCCCAAATCTGAGCGTCTCGTTTTACAGATCCAACGCCTTGAGCTTTTTCTCGTCCACCTGTAAACCAAGTACGTTTTCTAGCGTCTTCGATATACAAGCAAACGTTTTGCGCTCCCCATATGCCAATGTACTTTTGGACTTTGGTCATAGCTTGTGTGATGGAAAGGCTTTCCACCTGTTCAAGCTCTCCGCCGTTACCTCGGTCAGCCGCTACGGCGAATCCTGTATTCACTCCAGTATCTATTCCGATCAAGATTTTCATGCTTGCATCACCCCTAACTCGTTTTTGTTGTTCAAGAACATTTGATTCACCAAACCGATGTATCCACACCAACCAAACACGTCGCTCCAGTAAGACCATGTGCCGTTGTGGTTTTGCCAAAATGTTCCATCGTTTTCGATATGTGTTGTGCCCTCAGGAATCATGCTGCCTCCTTCAAGTTGCCGCTAAATCCGACTTGCTTCAGGTAGCCTTCCCATTTTTTGGCTTGGGTTGGGTTTTGTAGTTTTACGGCGATCCTTGCAGCCAGTTTTTCAAATGATTCACCTGGTTCGCTGTACTTGCTTGAAAATTCAGGATGGTGTGCAAGTTTTTGAGCAAAGCTCGCAATTTGTTTGTCGCTAAGCTGCTTTGGGTTTTCGGATGCAGTGGTTTTGCTGTATCCCGTTTTTTCAGCATTTGAATATTTGCTTCGGTAGGCGTTGAGCAACCAATCAGCAAAGTGAAAATTCATCAGTGCATCGCAAAGGGATTTGTCTTGGTTGTAAATCTCGAATGCGCGTTTTTCTCGTTCAGCCCATTTTGCGTTCAGGATGGTTTCTGCTTCGATGCTGTCATCCGCCAATGAAATTTCTTCACGAAGTTTTTTCAAGCAAAACCAGTCTTTTTTATTTTTAGATTCTTCTTGAAGATTCTTTGGTAGATTCCGTGTACCACTGTTGGGACTGTTAGGTGGGATTGTTGGTACTCTTTCATGGGAAGAATGGTACTGTTCCATTGTTGGTACTGTTCCACTTTCGGTACTGTTTAAATCGGGGCTTTCCTGTTTAAAGAGTTCCGTTGTTGGTACGGTTTTATTTTCTCGTCCTGAAACGCCGCACAAGCGATAAACTTTGACTTGCTTGGTTACTCCTTTTCTTTCACCAGTATCAGCAATCAATCCATCTTCTATCAATTCAGCAATGATCTTCATCACTGTTTTACGGTCGAGTGTGGTGTCGTCTCTTAGTCGGTTAATACTTGGGAAACAGGTATGGTCTTCTCCTGCTCGATCGGCAAGTGACAGCAGCACTAATCGTTTTAGTGCTTTTAAGCTGCCGCTCGCTCGTTCAGGGAATTGAACATCCCATGCCCATTTGGTTGCATCTAAGCTCATGGGGTTACCTCTTTTTTATCGTCTACGCACTGGTGTATCTGCGTATCGAGTTCTGCCAATATTTCGTGGAGGCGGTGGATTACCCTAGACATGTCTATGGCTTCCCCGCGTGTGATGCGTCCGTCTGCCATCATTTCTTTAAATAGCATGTAGACGTTTCCGCCTTTCATTCCAAAGGCCAGAACGAGATCGGTTAATGCGGTGTCTCGGCTTTCGGGTATGTCAGGCAGGTTGATCGCCACTTTGCCGTGTTGGGCATTGAGGCTTTGCAGTATTCGGTAGTCGTTGGTGAGTGCCATCAGTTTTGATGCTTCGAGCAGCGTCAAATGATGGGTGTCTGTGTTTGGATTGACTTTGCTGTTGAGTACGGCGGGACTTTTGATGCCCATACGTGGAGCAAGTGCCGATGCCCCGCCTTTGTAGTCATGCACAGTGTTATAAGCAGCATCTAATATGTTCATATCGAGTTCCTTTGAACGTTTTTATTCGATGGGTGCTTTATTACTATTTTGGTTGTAATCATTTAAGACTGGATATAAACCAAAATGTTGAAGAATTTCTGCTTCAGAGACTTTTCCTTTACTCGCGCTAGACAAAGCTTTTCTAAGATTTTTACGTGGTTCTTTGTACCCATATAACAAATGGGTCTTTATATAACCAATTGTAGTTCCTGCTTCTTTTGCATATTGCTCTAATTGTTTTGGGCTTTGCTGAAGTACGAAATCTCTAAATTTCATGGATTGATCCTCACCTATCAACCCAAATATTACCTTTTAGGTAATACAAATACAATCTTTTTTCTTGTTTACCTTTTGGGTGATAAAAGTACACTAATAAAAAATACCTAAAAGGTATTTTTTTCGGTAAAAAACTACCTATGTTGAGTTACTTATGGATAGCAAAACGATTAGATACAAAAACACTCGTTTACTTGTTGATCAAGTTGGCGGTGTATCCAGTTTTGCTGAAAAAATTGGGAAAGGACAATCACAAGCGAGCCAATTCGCTGGTACTAACCCTATTAAAGGAATTGGTAACAAGGTTGCTCGTGAAATCGAGAGTGCTTTTGGTAAACCTCATGGTTGGTTAGACCTACCTCATCAAGAAGATTTTAATTCTTCAGATGTAAATATTTCTGAACCAATACCATTGATTGGTAAATTGATCCCTGTAATTTCTTGGGTACAAGCAGGTACTTGGACATCTACTGAGGCAATACCTTCAGGAACTCAATTTGAAGAGTGGCTTCCTCCAAATCCTAAATGTGGAAAACATGGCTATGGTTTAGAAGTTATTGGTGAATCAATGCTTCCTGATTTTAGACCACATGATAAAATATATGTTAATCCTGACTTTCAAATAAGTGATTTAAAAACAGGTGATTTGGTTATCGTTGCATGCGATGGGGATACAGAAGCAACGTTCAAGAAATTGATTGTAGAAAGCAACGGTATGTATTTAGAACCCTTAAACCCGAAATGGCTTGAAAAAATCATGGAGCTTCGTGAAGGATGCAAATTGGTTGGAAAAGTAGTGGGGTTATATAGGGATGTTTAAAATTTGAGATGAATAAAAATGGAAAATAATCCACTAAACACGACCCAACGTGAAACAGTAGGAATAGATACCCAACTAAGATTTAACTATCAAACAGACTGGGCTATTGTTTATATATTAGAAAAAATACTTAAAGATGAAGAGTTTGTAATCTTCATGGAATATCATGAAGATATAATTTGTTCAAACTCAATTCACTTTCACGAAAATATTGAATTTGAATTCTATCAATTAAAAACTTCTCGATCTAATTTCACCTTAGATAATATTTGTAAATATGAAATAGACTCAAAATCTAATTCAGTTTTAGGAAAAATGATATTAAGCATTGAGGACAAAATTTTTAAAAAAAATGTAAAGAAATTATGTTTATTAAGTACTAGTGATATAAATTTTAAAAGCAAAATTAGTACTTTAGGAGAATATAAGTTTTTAAAAGACTTAAATAAAGATGAAGTAGAAAAAATATTTAAATATCTTGAAATTGAAATAAAAAAAATTGATCTAGGATTTAAAGACATTATTTGTTTCCAAAAATCAAACCTACCATTTCATGGTTCGGAAAGCACAACTAAAGGTAAAATATCAGAATTCATTGATAAAAAATATGGCGATATTAAATCTAATGTTTCAAGTATCTACCGTGCCTTATGGGATGATCTAAGGATTAAACATGATTTTTTATTGCCTTTTGATAAATGGGATGAATGTGTAAATAAAAGAGGTCTAAAAAGTGACGAAGTAACCACAATATTAACCAAAAATATTGATTTTGATCTAAATATAAATTTAAGAAAATTCATTGAAAATTATATTATGAATATCGAAAAGGATGAAATTTTTGCACCTATTAAAATAAGCAATATAAACAGATATCATATCAACTTAATTACTAATCGCTCCCCTGAATTATTGAAAGAGATAAAATCTTTAAGAGCAAAAATAGTAATAAGCACAGATATTTTTGATGCCACCAAATATTCGACTATAATTAATGAAATCGAAGATCAAGTTTCTAACTATCCAATATTAAAAGGATTTAATCAGATGAAAGCCGTTTCAATTTACGAGGTATTAAATAAAATCTATGAAGAACTCACAAAATGATACTGAATCTAATTTTAAAATTCTAATTAGGAACCTTAGATGTGAAAAATATCAACAACTCTTTTCAATTTCAGAAAATAATCATTCTATCCCAAAAAGAAAAGTCAGGGACAGTTTTAAACATTCATCCAAAAACTCTAATAACAACTAAAGAAAATACTATTGGTAAATCAACTTTATTAAATTGTCTTTTTTGGGGAATTGGTTGTGAAGTTAGATTTGAAGAGGATTGGAAGCTCTTAGATATAATTGTATTAGTAGAGTTTTCAGTCAGCAATGTAAAATACCAAGTAAAAAGAGATAGAGATTCCATTTATTTTTTTGATACTAAAGGAAACAATTGGATTCAATATGAAAAGATTAAAGGTGAATATTTAGATAAATTAAATAAAATATTAAATTTCAATATTCTACTTAAAAACCAGAACTCAAAATCCTTATCTAGTGTTCCCCCTGCCTTCTATTTTTCATCTACATATATCGAACAAATGAACGGATGGAATGAAATTTGGAATTCTTTTAACAATTTAGGACAATTTAATCTTAAAAATAAGCGAGAAATTTCCAATTATTTATGTGGTATTTATGATAAAAACTATTATGACAATAAAAGAGAAAAGAACAACTTCGAAATTGATAATTATAATATAACTCAATACATCGATGAGAGCTTATCTGTTGTAAAATATTTTGATAAATATGATTCTGATTCTATTTCACCAGTTGATAATTTTAAAATATCTGCAAAAAAATTAAATGAAACAGAAAGTATTCTTGAAAAAAAGCGAAAGGAATACATATCTAGTTCTTCAAGATTAACTTCAATAAATAATGAAATTAATATTATTTTAATGTCTATTGGTGAGCTAAACAATGACTATGTATATTCTGTAGAAAATATTGAGCAAACATCTATTCACTGTCCAACTTGTGGTGTCGAACATCATAATAGTTTAGTCAATAGATTCTCAATTATCCATGATATTGATAAATTAAAATTGACTATCAATTCTTTAAATGAAGAAAAGTTCTTGCTTGAGAGAAAAATTTCAAACATTTTGGATCAAACCAATCATCTCACAGAGGAACTAAACTCCCATTTCTACTCAGACAATACACATCAAAATTTAAATAATTACATTTTAAATCAAACACTTAAACCTTCAATTCAAAACAGAGTTGATATGTTCGAGAGAGATAAAAAATCCAATAGCAAGCTCATGAGAACACTCGATCGCCAAAATAAAATTATTAAAGAAACAAATCTGAATAAAGTAGAAGATGATCTTTTAACTTATTTTAATAAATTATGTACTAAGTTGAAAATTAAAATTTTTCAGAAAGATAACTTAGATGAAATAATTAACTATCAAGGTGGCGGTGCAAATCAGATTAAAGCCATGCTTGCAAAAAGATTAACTATCTTGAAAGCTCTAACCGAGCATTCTGAAATATCTACTCCACCCTTCGTTGTTGACTCTCTAAGACAGCAAGATGTAGATGACAATAATTATGAAAAGTTATTGCAGACTTTAATACAAGAAACGCCTAATTCTGTCCAACTAATTTTAGCGGCAGTCAAAAATGATTTTACTAATGCAATTAAAGCTGATTTCGAAGAAATATTTATTGAGGACAGCTTATTGAATAAAAAGGACTATCGTAGGGCAAGTTATATGATTGAACATGGTGTGATCAACTCATCCAGTTAGCATACGCAAACTTCACAAAATATGACCTAATAGATTATTAATTCAAAAGTATTGCATTTAATTACCTTTTTGGTAATATTTATCTCGTAGACAATAAAAAGCCCCTTCACTTTGGACGGAGACGGGGCTTTGCAATTAAGCGAGATAAGTATGAAACAAAAGCCTATACACAGTCAAACGACACCTATTCTATTTCAACACCCAACGATGACAGATCTTCGCCCATCTGTTTGGAAAGTCATCTACATCAACCTCAAAGAATTTAGCCTCTTTGCCCTACTCGCCTTTTTACTTTGGTTATTCATCCAACTTTGCTATTTAGTGATTGGAGGGTAAGAACATGGCTGCTTATGATTACCGCTGTGAAAGCTGTGATAAATACATTCCAGTAGATCACTCAAACATTAAAGTCGGCGATGACGTTAGCTTTACCACCACATACCAAACTTCAAGAACTGCACGCTTCTCTTCAAAGGAAGGTAAAGTAAAAGCCATCATGGGTGATATATGCGAGATCAGCGTAGCTAAGAAAGTCTACGTCAAAAATATCGCTGACGTTTCACCGACTGATGCACCAAACGCATTAACGTATGCGCTATTCGGTACATGTAAATGTGATAAGGAGAAAAATTAAATGCCACGTTTAACAGTATTGGATCGCATGACACTCAGTGAAAAATTAGCGGAGTCAAAACGATTTTGGGAATCCGAAAGTGAAGCCTTATTCCCTCCCAAAACAGTAGCGATTGTTCTAGATATGTCTTTATCATGGCTTCAAAACAAACGTTGTAGTGGTGATGGAATTCCATTTTGCAAACCGAGTGGCAATAAGATCATTTACTACAAAAAGTCTGATGTTGTTGAATACATCAATCGAAATAAGCTTGCTCATACTGCATAA